GATTGCCTTGAGTTTATTCAAGACTTTCTTGGTGTATCGCTCCTTCTCCTCCATTTGAGCAGTCAGATTGATGAAGTCGATGTCGTCTTGTGTCAGTCGTTTATCCATTGTGAGATGATGTAGGCAACCATTGAAGCGATTGCGGCCATATATATATTGCCAGAAAGTGCCAAAGTAGTCCAAAATGACATACACTTCCAGCAACCGAATTTAGAGTGAATGTAATCACCCAGCTTTGATTGAGGAATGACTTGAATGAATATATAGTCAATCACCCAGTGAAGCGGCTCGAAGTGAGCGATTAGCCATCCGAGTGCGAGGTATCCGATTAGTTCCATAGCTCAAAGATAGTCATTAAGGTGATTGATATGAGAATCACTGTGATGAGCACCATCGTACCGATGGCTGCCATCTCTTCTCGTCTGTCGTTTTTGTTTAATTTCATTGGTTTCAAGTTTTTAAAAATGCCTTTTTTTCTGAAGGCTAACATATCTCCCTACGATGAGAACCGACTTACTCGGTAGGCTACGCTCCACTCGTCAGTGGCATATGCTTACAATTATGACATCTCTCTCCATCACATCCATCGAGATAAAAGCATTGCTTCGCTGTCTCTTCGATTGTCAGGTCACCACTGAATGAGTATCCAGTCAGCTTGATGAGATTCTCAAGCACTGATATCAGCTCATCGAGTGCAACATCCTCGTGAGCGAATTCATAGGATGCTGTGTGTCCGTATTGAGTGATTTCGATTTTCATTTGAGTTCTGCTTTGAGTTTCTCGATATAGAGAGTCGCATCCATCAGCTCTTCCTGGAGATGGTTCAGCCATTCAATGAGGTTGAGGTCATCACGCATGAGTGTCTGGCCATACTTCTCGATGCCTCTCTGCGATCTCTCTGAATACTTTGCCAGCACCTTGAGAACAATTGGGTCAGTTAAGTGAAGCGGCTTGGTCATAGAATTCCTCTGGTGTTACTTCGGAGATGTGTACTTCCTCCGAAAAAGTTAATACAATGCAATATGAAATCCCTCCCATCTGATTGAATAAGTCCTCAATTCGCTTGACTATGCTGTCAAGGTTCTGATTCCTGGTGCCGACATATCCGATGAAGTATCTCATTTGATTAAAAAGTCGAATGCTTTGATATAGAACTCATCACTCACTCCTTCACCTTTCATGAATCTGGTCAATGTGTGATAGTTCAAATCCATATCTTCAGCCAAGTGAGTCATTCGATATCGTTTTGAGAGTCGGGACTCCAGCTCTCTATGGATGAAGTCCCGAATGTTCTCGCCATCAGAAAGGAATATCGTCAGAGACCTCATATACTGGTGCATTTGATTCTGTGATTCTGATATCCCAAGCATTCAATGATACATAGTATCTGCTCTGGTACTCTCTGCCTCTCAAGTCGAACTTGACCTCACACTCCTGGCCGACCTTTGCATTGTCAAGGAATCTCACTCGCTCATTGACAGCTTGGAACTGCACCAGCTGTGGATACTTGTCACCGATTGAGAGTACAAACTCTCTGATGTTCATCTTCTCGCTTACTTGTCTGGGCTCACCGATTAGGTGGATTGTGCCTTTTGCTTTTAACTCTTCCATTCTGTTATTTATTTTGTAGTTGTGTGTAATATTCATGATATAGATCGGATGCCTCTTTCAATCGAGCAATCATCTTGGCCTCGATATCTTCATCCCTATCATACCAGAGTGCTGTGATTCGCTTCTCTGGATTGATGTGGTCGACTCTATGGAGCTGGAGGTTCTCATATTCATTAAGGAATTCATCCCAAGTAGTGACCATGCAGTATATCAGCTCGGCACATGGCTTGTCATAGAGCAACATATATGCTCGGAGCTGCCATTCATAGAGTGGATTGACTGCATCTTCCATCAATGCTGGGAATGTATCGAGTGACCACGATGTTTTGACATCAATGACTCGCTGGTCGATGACAATATCAGCAGTTCCAATGAGATAGTCATTCTCAACAGTCACTTCATTCTTGACATAGTCAGTAAATCTCACCGAGTTGATTAGTGTGATTGACTCAAGCTCTTGCTCTCTACCTTTCCAGATGTATTTGTTGTTGAGTTCTGTGGTGTAGTTATAAAAATCTTGCTTCGCACACTCCTTGATGTAGCTCTTGGCTGTCTCTCCGATGCTGTCCTTGGCTCGGCCATTGGTCATCAGCTTACCGATTTGCGATGGATGCCATTTCATAGGGCAAGCATTTTGAGTTGAGCTTCATTGAGCGAGTAGTTGAGCTTCAATTGCTCTGCTGTGTACTTGCCAGCTGCTATTGAATCAAGTGCTTTTTGGAATCTCACATTGTCAATGGTTGGCTTCTCTGGTTTCTGTGGTATTGCAGATGCTGCCATATTCCCATCGTCATCCACAGCTTGCAATGATAGCAAGGATTGAATTGTACCTCTTCTGAAGTAAGTCACAGCAGCAAGGGTCTTTTGTGGGTCTGGAATCATTGGAAGGGTCATGAATGATTCAACCGATTCACCAGTCTCGATATCAATGATTCGAGTGACCACATCAGTTCCACTAACTGGCTGCAAGAGAAGCAGTCCATGCTCGTGGAGGATTGGCTCAACCGTATCAAGTAGAGCATTGATGTCTGCATACGAGTTCTTGAAGTGAGGATTCTTTGCATTCTTGGCAACTTTGCCAATCTGCTGCTTGGCAGCGTGTAGTTTCTGCCAGATAGTCATTGTTGTTTTGCTCATATTTAGTTGTTTTGAATTGTAAATATACTATTTTATTTGATTGATTCGCAGAATTGTGTATAAAATTCAAGAAATCCTTCAAAATCTCTTGCAATAATATACACACCACCAGCTTCCTCGATGGCTTTCTGATATGCTTTCTGTGCTTCAGACTGTCTGTCCTTGCCATACTTGACCTCAATCTTGACCGAGCGGCCCTTGATCGTGGCAGAGATGTCAGCAGAGCCAGGAGTACCAGTTCCCTTTGTCCATTGGCCACCGATTGCGACTCCATCAGTGCGGTATTTTTTGCGATATACTCCCATCGTATTGATTCGCTCTGCTTGGCAGTTATTGAACTGGAGGAATGCGATGATTGACTTGGTCAGTGCATTGGCTCCGTTGTCATTCCAGTGTGTCAGTGCAAAGAGATTCGGTGGAGTCCTTGGATACTTCTGCATCTTGTGCTTGAGCTCAAGGTCTTTGAGCAGTTGTCGGTGTTGTCTTGTCATTGTTTTGTATGTGTTTGCGTATAATTTCGAATATATTCGTATATCTATATGCTTAAGCGTATAGCTTTATTGCTTCGCTTTTTCGTTTAACTCATCCCAAATGTCATCAGGTTCTGGAGTCGGCTTGGGAGCACCAGACTCGAGAAGAAAGTATCTTCCATTGTGATTGCGACCACGAGTCATATTGAGTGACTTATAATCGGCATATGCTTGCACCCATTTTAGGAATCTGCGTGGCTCCAGCTCCTTGAATGAAGTGAACTCGGATGTGAACTCTTGAATCTTGCTACCATTGTAGTGATACACATCTGCTGCGAGGTTGCCTTCCTCCACCCAATCAAAGAAATCCTTGCAAGTAGATTGGATGAATCGCTTGGCATCGGCATTGATACTGATGGCTTTCATCAATCCATTGGTGAGAAACTTTTGGAGGTTCTTGACCATATAGTTGTCGAACTTCAACCAATCATCATCAGACCAGGAGTCAAATAAGAGTCGACCATACTCATCGAGTGGGCTCCTTTTCGAGTGAAAGTACTGATAGAATTCAAGCTCGTGCCTTCTGCGGTCATGAGATGAGCCAGCACCACTGATGACATAGTTGGTTGTGATGACAATCTTTGGTGATCGGTTGAATGGAATGAATATCTCATCCTTGTTTTTTCGGTTGACAGTGATTCCCTCGGTGATTAAGCTGAAGAGCTGCTCGAAATCGAATGCTTTGCGAACATCATCGAAGGCAAGAATCTGCGTATCGAGGTTGACTCGCTGATAAACGAAGTCAGACTTGGATGGATTGAAGCTCTTGCCATCAATCTTGACCACTCTGCGAAGGTTTCCGAGTGCTGCCAGCATCAGTGACTTTCCACTCCCTCCATTCGGGTTGTCATCAATCTCTTGGTCATTGAAGATGATTGCCTTCTGGTCGGTCTTGTCCTTGTATGTGTGCATCAGATATCCGAGTGTTGTCTCCAGTGCATCCACTCGACCAGCATCATCAGCTGATACCTTGCTGACAAAATCTTGAAAGTCATTTGAGCTGTCATCAAGCAGAGTGAAATCTCTCTCAATGATTTGATTCTCCCATATATAGCCATCGACATCGATATATGACTTGAGCTCGACCTTGTCCTTGGTGATTTTAGCCACACCATTCTTGAATGGAATATATGAGCAATCCTTTGAGTCCTGAAGCATCATGATATTGATGCTGTCAATCATATTGATGAAGTTCTCATTGAAGAGAAAGGGGTTCCTGGTGGCATAGTTCCACACATCGAGCTCATTCTTGGCCATCAGATAGTTGAGCACAAAGTCCTTGATTTGTTCTGGTGAAGATATCTTTACCTTGTTCTCTTTGACTCTGACAAAGGTTGGTTTCTCTGCGTTCTCTGGATAGTACTTGTTGAATCCGTTCTTGACCAAGAATTCAGCGTACTTCATCGGCTCAATGCTGATGCCTTTCTTTTCATTCACCGACCAAAAGATATCATCTCCAGTCTGAATCTCTTTCTTGATGTCCTCGATGACATCCTCTCTGACATTCAACTGCTTTTTGATTTCATCATCGGTGACTCCGCTCTTGATTTTCTGTCGGACTCTCTGGAAGGTATCCTTGTCCTCGAAGTACTTCATCCCAAACGATGCTTTCTTGTATGCTGATCGTATGGTGGTGACCATCTCTTGCTCACTGAAGTCGCTGCCTTGGACATATTTTGTCCAGATGTACTGCTCTGATGTATCCTTGTGGATGCCATACTCGCAGAGCACAGCTGCCAATTTGAATACAAACTCATTGCGACTGCCTTCCACAAACTGACACCCATGGTCGAACTTCTCAATCAAGCTGATGATTTTATCCTCATCCGATAGCACGCAGATTGGAGTGCGTTCAGTGAAGCTGAATCCTTGGTCTTGTTCTATGGATGTAAATTCCTGGCAGAACTCATTGAAATAGATGTCTGGGTCAAATGATTCGAAGCATACTCGACTGACATTGCTGTTCTTTGTATCGAAGTACTCGCTTTGGAAGTATCTTCCAAAAGCATTGAATCTCCGCTTGTGCTCCACCTTATCTGATTTCGGTATTCTGATGACTGCCTTCAGTCCATTCCCAGAAGGAGAGGTGAACACCATCATCACATGAGGGTCATCGATGAGTCGCTGTCTCTCTTCAGCCATCTTTTTCTTGGATGGATATTGGTCGAAGTCAAGGATGCAGAGACCAGAGTGTTCAACCAGACTGTTGTCATTGCGTTCTGTGAATGTACCATTGAACATGATGGCATTCAGTGATGACTTTAAGCGGTCATGCTCTGGGTCATTCTTATCCAATGAGCGAATCGATTGGATTTTCTTAATCAGCTCGGGGTTGCCCAGTCTGATTCTGTTGTACACCTCGTGGATTGACAATTCAAAAGGTGTTTCTTTGCTGTTAAATAGGTTTTTAAATACTGAAAATTTCATTTACTTGATGTTTTTAGGACTATAAAGATACAAATTCGTGACGATAATAGGTCATTTTATGACGATGCGTGACGATAAATATGCAAATCGAAACATTTAACTCGCTGACTTTTATTCACTTAACGATTTTGCGTGACGGTGACGCTTCAAAAATATTTTTGCCCTTGAGCTTTTTTGTAATATTACAGCAGTCAGCTAATAAAGAGATTCGTCATATCGTCACATCGCCATACAATCCATCCTTGATGTCATTCTGGATTTTGACCATCTGCCAGAAGTTCTCACACTTCAATACATCGGCCTTGAGGTCTTGTGCTTTGTTGAGTGAAATCTCTTCCTCATTGATTCCCTCGAAGATATCACGCAGATGCTGGGTGTATCGAATATAGAGCTTATCCTTTTTGAGATTGTCATGCTGGGTGAGTCCATGCACC